ATTTATCCTACCGATGGTATGGTATATCGTATGAATGATTATAAAGATTTCGATAAACAAGGATATACTGCCCATCACCCTCGTGGAGCTTTTGCTCTCAAAGAGAAAAAAGACGGTGTAATAACTACACTAATTGATGTAAAGTGGCAAGTAGGAAAGAGTGGGGTCGTAAGCCCTGTAGGAATACTTGAGCCTGTAACTATTGGTGATGCTGTAGTTCAGAAAGCTACACTGCATAATATAGATTACATCAAATCGCTAAATCTTGAAATCGGATGCAAAGTGGAGGTAATTCGCAGTGGTGAAATTATACCTCGAATTTTGCGACGTGTTGACGAAAAATAATTCTTGACAACGAACTTAAATTTTTATATAATATCTTTTCAATTTCATCGGAGACTTTTTTGTGCAAACGATTACCGCGCCTAGTACTTGCCCAAGTTGTGGGTACAAGCTCGAATTATCGTTCCCGCTTTTGTATTGCCGTAGCTCATCTTGCGGAGACCAATCATCAAAGAAGATTGAACATTTTGCCAAGACTCTTAAAATCAAGGGTCTAGGCCCAGCTGCAATCACATCTTTGGCATTGGAATCTATAAATGACATCTATGCAATATCAGAGTACGAAATCGTTAATCTACTGGGATCACAAAAGCTCGGAGAGAAATTGTTTACAGAAATAGAAAACTCGGTAAAAGCACCATTAAATATATTACTGGCAGCTTTCAGTATTCGCCTCATAGGTAAGACAGCCTCAGAGAAACTATCTGCAGTATGCGAATCAATACATGATATAAATGAAGATAGTTGTGCAAAAGCAGGTCTTGGTCCAAAAGCTACTGAAAGTTTGTTAGGTTGGATTGAAGAAGAATACCCTCTTCTCGAACTTCCACACAGCTTTGCCTTTGAGAGTCCTAAAGTAAGGACTGGAGGAGTTGTTTGTATTAGTGGTAAGTTGAAGAGTTTTAAGACCAAGGCTCAGGCAACCGAAGCATTAGAACAGCATGGCTACACAGTTAAAAGTAGTGTCACGAAAGACGTAACAATACTGGTTAATGAGAGCGGAGTCGAGTCCCAGAAAACAACCAAAGCCAGAGAATCTGGCGTAACAATAGTCGAAAATTTATTAGACTTTTTAGGAGAAACGAATGGCATTGCCTAAGTGGACAGACGAGCGAACTGATGAGCTTGTCAATTTTGTCGGTGATGAATCACCTATCTCTCAAGCTACAGTTGCAGAAGCAGCAGATCAGCTTGAGACTTCAACTCGCTCAATTTCTAGCAAATTGAGGAAAATGGGCTACGAAGTAGAACTTGCTTCAGCTTCTAGCTCTCGTGCTTTCTCAGAATCACAGGAAGCAACTCTTGCAACATTTGTGCAAGACAATAGCGGTGAGTATACTTATGCTCAAATCGCTGAAAACTTTGAAGGCGGAGCTTTCTCTGCCAAGTCAATCCAAGGAAAGATTCTTTCTATGGAATTGACAGATCATGTTAAGCCTGCTCCTAAAGTAGAAGCAGTCCGAACATACTCTGAAGACGAAGAAGCTACATTTATCGAAATGGTAAATGATGGTGCTTTCGTTGAAGCGATTGCTGATGCGCTTGATCGTTCAGTAAACTCAGTACGAGGTAAAGCTCTTAGCCTACTTCGCTCTGGTGATATTGATGCGATTCCGCGTCAAGAGCATACAAAAGGTTCAGCTAAAGAAGATCCTTTGGCAGACCTAGGAGACATTTCTGCAATGACTGTTGAAGAAATTGCAGAAGCTATTGGTAAAACTGCCCGTGGCGTTAAAACTATGTTGACTCGTCGAGGTCTTGTTGCGGAAGACTACGATGGTGCTGCAAAGAAAGAAAAAGCTGCAGGCTAAATTAAATTATGAGGTACGGCTCTTTGGTGACAGGGAGCCTCAACCGCACGCTTGGACGTGGCCAGTAAGCGCGTACCCTGCCTCATTTATCTTCGGGGGAAGTGTTGAATATTGCGAGTGCTTTAATTAAGCAGGTGTTGACGCTGCAGGACTTTGAGACCTGGACGTCTGTTCGCAAAGATTATTTACCTAGTGAGTATCATACTATCTTTAGTGTGATAGATAAACACTGTGATAAATTTCATACACTTCCTACCTTCGAAGATTTAAAATTTGAGGTACGTGATCCTGCGACAGTAGAAAAGCTGTTCGCTATTGAAAGTGTCGAAGTAGAAGCAGATGCATTTATGCTTCTACAGTATCTCAAGAATGAATATACGCAGAAAGAGATTCTTGACTCTCTTGAAACGTATATTGACAATTCTGTAGCTTTTGAAGATGCAGAAGAGTCAGTTGCACATCTCCATCAGATTGTACTCGACGTTGAAAAGAAAGTCGATCTACAAGAGCCTCAAGAAAGTATGCAACGCATAGCTTTATTTGAAAATGATGAGGAGATTGGTAAGTATCTAGCTCTTGGTCTTAATGCAGACTATGACCGTGAGATTCAGTTCTCTCCCAAAGACTTAGTTCTTATCGGGGGTCGTCGCGGGGCTGGTAAATCACTTACTTGTGCAAACATTGCTCACAGCGTATTTGAGGGTGGAAAGTCGGCTATGTATTTCACTATTGAGATGGATAGCCGATCCATTCTACAAAGAGTCTGTTCTATTGCAACAGGAGTACCTTTCTCACGGTTGCGTACAAAAAATCTAAGTGTTCTCGAATGGGAACTCGTTGCTGAATGGTGGACGAATAGATTTAAGGATAGCCAAGACAAATTGAAAGAATACAAAGAACATCGAGACTTTGAGAAGTTTCATCATAATCTTACAACAACGTGCGAGCTTCTCCCGACTCAGCAGGTTGATGTTATTTATGATCCAGCTTTGACCCTCGCAAAGATCAAAGCAGAAATGGACAAGAAAGTGAAAGCACTCAATGTCGCAGTTGTTCTTGTAGACTATATCAATCAGGTTAAGCGATCCGTTGTACCATCACGCATGGGTCAGTATGACTGGACGGAACAAATAGAGGTGAGCAAAGCCCTCAAATCTATGGCACAAGAGTATGAATGTACTGTTGTAACGCCATATCAAACTGACGCAAGTGGTGAAGCGCGTTTTGCAAAAGGTATATTAGATGCCGCAGATGCTGCTTATGCTCTTGAAACTTATGACCAAGAGGATGCAGCAATTACATTTAATTGTACTAAAATGCGTTCCGCCGCTATGCGTTCGTTCACATCTACAGTCAATTGGGAAACTATGAAGATTGGTCCAGAAAGTGCTATGACTCCCTCTGAGCGAGAGCAGTCAGAGCACAAGACAGGAGAAGACATAGATGATATCTAGGAGTGAATTGCCTCAGCTTAGTGAAGCTTTGCTCAAAGAAAGAGGTATTCCTTATGAGTATCTACGAGTTACTGTATCTAGTATAAAGCCGATCCAGAGTGATCGGCTTCCTTTTGATGACAATAGGTATCTTGAAAGATATGTAAAAATTATGAATGATACCTATAAGCCTCTTATTGTCGATCAAGACTTTAATCTTATAGATGGACATCATCGTTATGATATTATGAGACGTATGGAGTTCTTTGAAGTTGCGAGAGTTTTACAGCTTGGACTTAGTTATCTCGAAGTCATAGAACTTTTTAAAAAATAGTTCTTGACTTTTTGACCTCTCTTTGATATAATATGCTCATGAAAAACGGAGACAATCCTGTCTTCGTTCTTCGTTCATCTTACTCTGTAAGACGGAAGTAGACAATTCTTGTCGAAGGAACGCAAACCTTTAGGAGAAATGTTATGACTACGTTATATAGAGGCGTTAAGGTGCGAACGCATGCTTCAGAGAATATTGACAAAAGACCCACACGTGGTGTCTATAGAGGTGTCAAGTGGCACTCTGAAGATGTGATGCCACCCTCACAAATGACTCGTGGTACTTACCGAGGAGTCAAGTGGGGTTAAGCCGATAGTCCCGACAGAAGGGAGGCTACGGCTTCCCTTCACCTATCTCAAAAATATTTCTTGACAAATTATGTCAAACCCTGTATAATATATGTTCACTTTTCGGAGAAATATATGATTATACGCGGTAGCCTCAACTATACCACTTCTGGTAGAAAGAAAAAGTCTTACACTAAAAAGAAAAAGACCAAAGAGTTTGTACCTATGTTTCCGAAAAAAGACCTAGAGTTCAAGCCTGCTTGGTGGGAAAAACAAAGACAAGAGAGAAAGTCTGCTCCCTTCAAACCTTTCGTGCCTCGACAAGTAGATACTTCTTATCGTCAAGAGATAAGTAAAAAGTATACTGTAAGTGTACCCTACAATAAAGGCGCGTATCAAGTTATTTCAAAAGAGGATGTAAAACACATTGGAAAGTAGTATAACATATCAAACTGTAAAAGCTCTACAGGCTCAGCTTAAAGCTGCGTACTCTCGAATTGCAGCATTAACTTCTGAAGTTGATGTCTACAAGAAAAAATATCGAGATGCTATAGATAATAATGAGTACAAAGAAAAGTATCGAAACTTAGTAGATCATCAAAATGAAATTTTAGAAAGAGATTTTAAAATGAGACAGAAGTCTTTAACTGAATTAAACTATGACGGGGATGATGAACTTGAGGGACAGT